CTTGCGAAAGAATGCAGCGGTCTGTCTATCAACAGCGGCATCTTGTTTGTACTACTGGCAGCCAAGTTAATACCTCATCTAGTTAGATTTTAAAGAAATTAAAAGAACGGAGTCTCAAAGTTCTCGAAGCTCTCAAAACCATCGGGTTCAGGAGCAACATTTCTCTGTGGACCAGAACCTAAAGGACCTGGAGCCATTCTTGTTCCTTTCTGTGCTTTATTAGGTTTAATCTTTCCTTCCCTCTCTTTCCTTATATGAGGGGGCTTAAAACGACCACCTGTTTGATCAGGCTTAGTCCTAACAGGCCCTTCTTGTGTCCCTACTTGTTCCGCGTCTCTGTATACATTCGTTCTCACTACTGTGTCGTCCGCAGGCCTGAATGATTCAACATTCATTGGATTATTGGGAACCCCGCCTCTGCTAGCAGATAAGTCACGAGCAGTTTTACGCACCTGAGGGGTATTTTCATACCACTCGTTATACCTCGTTGCCCTGATTGGTCCAGAACGATGTTTCAAGTGATCGGGAACCATGCTCCCTGATCTCTTTCTAGGTCGTTGTCCACTATCGCCGCTAGGAGTCGCAAATGACATTAACCTATACCTCCACTAAAGAGTTGTATGGGAGGCCACTGTTGATTATCTCTGCGGTTGGCTTTTGTCTTCCTAGGCCTCCCTTCTGCGACAGGCTCTTTGCCTCTACCTCCAACTTCTGGGCTATACCACCAATCTGATCCTGCATTACCTCCTTCAAATTCTTTGCCTCTACCACCTCCCTTAGGTCTACCTTCCATTGGCCCCTCCCAAGGTTCGCCAACCACTTTTGGCTTGTCCTGTTTGGCTTCTTTTCTCGCCTTCTTCTCTATTGAAGGCTTATGCTTCATCAAGAATTCTGCTGCATTCGGAGCATTGTATGTTGTTAATCCAGTTGGTGTTTCTTTCTCCAGATTTAAAGCAGCAACAAAATCATTCATTTTCTTAGGAGCATTACCTTCTTCTAAAGGTCTTGCTGGTTTTACTCCTGTCTTACTCTGGGTAACTCCTATCTCTGGCTGCATGTTAATGCCAGATTGTGCTAATCCAAATGTTGATTTTCTGTTACCATCCCCAATCACATTTTGAACGTCGCCTAAAGCCGCACTTCTATTAAGTTGAGATTTAAATGGAGTTGTGTTGCCTTGGCTGAATGTTCCATCAGAAGGAACTGTATTAACGTCGAAAGGAGTAAAAGAAGCACCGTTAGCTTGAGTCATATATTGATCAGCCATCGCCTTTAAAGCACTTTCCTGCGCACCTTTCGTGACGTGCGTAGTCCAGCCGCCCATTCCAGGGCCTTCAAGATTGGCGCTAGCATTATATTCCTCAGAAGATAAAGCGTCTTTACGCCATCTCTGTCCTATGTCACTTATAGGATTCGTTGTAACAAATTCATTAGGATTTAATCCTTTAGGTAGTCGTGCCATAGTTACCTCCAGTTCATTGAGCCAACAGCTTGCGAGACTCTGGTTCCAACCGCTGTATCTGCTGGTCCCTTTACAGCCATAATAAACTCTGAGCCAGATCTTTCGAAGGCATAACGTCTCACGTCACTACGCCTGTAATTAGCAACATATAATGTTTCTGCTAATTGATCGACTTCACGTAAATATACTTCCCAGTAATCCTTAGCAGCCTTGATGGGATCCGACTGATAGATCGCTCTATTAGAGTCTCCTACAATTCGCTGTATTCGGCTGGGTTGTGGCTGTGATTCTGTCTTGAATATCTGTGAAACCTTGTAGGCCTTGTCACAGCGATCCAAGTGCTCGGTTGTCCGGTTATAGAAATAAGAATCCGGGATACGAGCCATAGCTTCTTCCACTCTGGCAATATCGCCAGCTGGGAGGTTAGCTCCGGTGTTGTAGCCCAAATGAAACCGACAACGGCTTTTGTCGTAGTCGTTAAGCTCCAATGGCTAGTAAATGCAACCTATTCTTTATTGTACGGGAATTATGCAACGTAGATCAGATCTTCTGCAATAATAGTATCCCAATCGACTCTACTAATCTTTTTGAGTTGGTCTAAATTTTTAAACCTCTCCCCAGGGAGAGATAATCTAAGCTCTACTATTTTCTTAGCCGTAGCGTAACCAATACCTTTTACAGCTTTAGCAATATTCTCTGCTGTCGCCGCATTGACGTTTAATCGAGTATCTACAGGAATAACACTTTCAGGCATCTTGTCTTCATCTTTATGGTCTTCCGCTGTCTGTGGTTCAATAGTTTGTCCTGTACGGCCTTTGCCAGCCTCGTAAGAAACCAAGTCAGCTAATGCTACATAAACAACTTGGCCTGCATTGTTCTTGACCATTGCCCAATCCTTGTCGTGATGGGATATGAATTCAACAATTTGACCAGTCTTTTGATTTTGATAAAGCGTCATAACACAAAAAAAGGACATCCGATACCAGATGTCCTTCATTGTAGGGATAAAAACTAATTAATCCAACTATGCGCCTTGCTCGACTACGAATGGAGTGCCAACATCCTCACTGTTAGGTACTGCATCATCAACAAAGTATGAAACAGTAACGATGAGGTATGTACCACCGCTTGCAGTTGAAGTCAAAGCAGAACCTGCAGATGTTCCTGTACTGTCAGTTACGTAGACCTTAAGAGTCTCAGCACCAGCCAAGGTAGCCGCTGTAACAAGACCAGTTACTGAAGTTCCAGGAGCAATAGTTGTACTAGCTACTGCAAGATCTGCAGAGTTAGAAGCAACTTTAGTAGTTGTAATTGTTGCGTCGTTTCCGATAGCATCAGCAACTTTCAATCTGTTGGTGTTAGTTCCAACAAGACCAGAAGTAGCTGTTCCAACTCCTTTGTCCTTACGAACGTCAGGTACACGAATACCAACAGAGTAAACATTAGCGCCAGCTGGCACTGTTAATCCTGTGATATCTGCACGAGCTTTGTCGTCTCCTCTGAGGTCTGGGCTAGGAATAACGACGTCAAAAGATGTACCACCAGTTGAATCAACTAGTGCGTAACCTGTCTTCTGATAGTAAACACGACCAGGCTCAGACACAACGCCTTGACCTTGGTAGCTACTTAGTTGGGCAACCCAGTTGCCGGGAAAGATTTTCTTTGCCATGTGATTAATACCTTAGTAAACGAAACTGAAGGCACAAGTTACGAAGTCCTTATTAAGAATTTCGAAACCAGCAAAGAGGGACCAAATCATAATGATGAAGCGCGAAAAATCATCATTATTATTGAGAAGAATTTGAGCGTTGTTACCACCAATACCTACACCAATAGCCTGAGGGCCAAAGAAGAGCATAGGAGCAGCGGTTGTCACTGTGTTAGTGATGCTCGCGTCAGTGATTGTTACCTGTAAGGATTTCTCAGGCAAGTTGGTTGATTCGAACCATCTTACGCCCTCAAACAAAAATCCGGTTGGCATCACCGGCTGACCAGCTACAAATCCAGCTTGTCCATAAGCAGGACCCATACCTTGGAAGAAGTTAGCGTTAGGAGCTTGCTCAGGCTGGAGTGGATTAACCATTCCGTTTCCTGCATAGCGAGCTATTTCTCTGAACGCCTCGTTCTGGCGCAGATGCATCATCGCTGTTGGATCAGCAATACATCTGTAATAGCCATCAGCAAAAGTTGGGACGTTGCGCTTACGCATGTCCTTAACAACCTGAAGTAAGTCTGTCTTTACGTCGAACTTACCTGAGGAGCCTGCTGCATAACTAATAAATGGAGCAGAACCAGACTTAGCTTTGCTACCAGGGTAGAAGTATCCACCTTGGCTATCTGTTGCTTCTCCGTTAGCTTCCGCTTTGAATAGCTCATCAGCGAAAACCCTGTCACGCCAACGTCTGTAATCATCCAAAAGGGTCAAGGACCCGATGCTCTGGTGAAAAACGTTGAGGTTACCTGTGTCTAAAAGTAGACGTTGTGCTGTTAAGAGAGTCTCTCTTGCAACCTTGAAAGTACTAGGAGATGTCGCATCTGTTGGATCGGCAGGACCTGTGTACTCTTTTAAGGTTACGAGAACCTTGTCTTTAACAATATTGCGGCTAGATGCTGTACCGAGTGTTTGATCCGCTGTACGCTCTCTGGAATCCTTATTACCAGGATTGCCCCAGAATCTATAACGATCAAGCTGGACCGTTTGGCCCGGCTGTTTAGCGAAATCGTGTACCACTACTGGCTCTACAGCCATCTCGATCACATAACCGGGATGGGGCCTATAAAGCTCAGCGCCTAACAGCTTTGGAAAATCGTTGTCAATCCACATGGATCGCAATCACTCCGTAGCTTATAGAAATTTAATGACACTATCGACGTGTCATCACTACTATAAATGAAGTACGTAGGGTGAAACTTTTGGACGCAATAGACGTTCGAGGATTACTTGGATTATTACTTGCAGATGGCAGCCTTGTTTCTTATCGCACTCCTGGAGGGGGATATGTTCAACTAACTCTTACAGCTGGTCCATCTGAGTCGGCTTTTCTGGAAGAAAAAGTTGCAGAATTCAGGCAATTCATTCCAACAAAGGCGAAAATTGTTCCCTATAAAACAGCTCCAAGAGCTAATGGGCAGACAACTCCTATCCTTCGCTTTCGTGTTTCAACCAATAAATTAAGACCTATTCACAACCTTTTGTACCCTCGAGGGGAAAGACAGATTACAAAAGCAGCATTAGATCTTCTAGGAGGAGAAGCTGCAGCATGGATGTGGGCAGAAGGTATGAGGATGCTTGATTCAGGTATCGTCAGTCTTGCGAGAGTTGGCAACACGGAAGAAGAAGCACGATTAGTATCTCGTTGGCTTGAGACCTTGACAGGAGCTAGTTCATCTCTTAATCACTATTACATCAGACCTCGACTAGTTTTCGAGAAAGAACAAGCAGACAAAATTAAATCAACTCTTTACCCTTACGCCCCCAACTCTAGAAAGCATCTATTTACAGGAGAAGAATGGAATGCAAGCTCGATTCGTAGTGCGCGTACTGAGCTACAGCTTGGGCAAAGGGAAGATAGAACTCAAAGGAATCAAGAAAAGACCTTGGCTAGAAATATCTAGATCCGAGGTTGATAAAACATATTTAGATCACCAATTAAGGACTCTACGTAAGTTGCATGTCAGCAAAGTAGAAGTCTTTTGGGATCGCATAGCAACTGACACTTATTACGACAGGGAGAGGTTTAGGCTTCAAAGCGATCATCTTTGGAGAGTTTATGAACTGTTGTACCCAAAAGATGAAAAATATATATCTAATGATGTATTAAAAATCGCGGGTATTCACGGTTTAACTGCCTTATGGATAGATCAAGGGAAAGTCATTGGGCGTAAAGGCTCTATTAAAGGAAGATACTCTGACGAGGAATACATCATCATATCTCGTTGGTTACAAGACTATTGGAATATAAAAGCATCTCCTCGCTGCAACCAAGTATCCACTATTGAACTGGTCTTAGGACGAGAAGCATTAGAAACACTAATAGACACGATTCAACCCTGCTTGCACTACTCCATGAAAAAGAAGTTACGCTAAGTCAGTCCCGAAGAAGAACTACGTCAGGGACTAATTGATCAGGGCGACTTAAATTTTTGTAGTTTCTTTAAGTCTTTAACATAACGCCAGGCGACTAGCTATCGTGTGGCGTCCCCTGACTTCCTATATCGAGTAAGATTCAAGTAAAGAAGGACTTTTATGCCGACTCAATGACCTCGGTAACGACATCTTTAAATAAAATATCTGATTCTTACGGGGGGAGCAGTAAAACTTCCCCCTCTTTTCTTAGGCTTGAGCATGTTAAATTCAATTCCATATCAAAAGCAAAAGATTTAGGTTCTGTTGATAACTTAAATACTCGTATCACCGGTCATATCGGTACTGAGGTGGGAACCAATACGATTTACTTCAAAGTTCAGAGTCTAGGAGAATCAGATATTCGAATCACTAAAAATCTTCTAAACAAGCATACAGATAAATATATTTCGATAGGTGTCTTAAATGCTAATAAGCAACCAATACCCTTAACAGATAGCGGTTTTGCTTATCAAAACGACATCGTTAATACTGATATTGATGAAAAATTTTTGCAGTTACAGCCTGGAATTTTTTATTTTACAATTAGTTCTTCTCAGTGGCAAAAGCTACCTTATAGCGTCAATTTAGAAGTCATTCGCTATGTTCAACTTTACGGTACTGTATCTGGTGCTTTAACTGTTACTAGCCGATTACCGTTAGTCAAATGGACTGGTTCAGCATTACTATCTAATGAGACATATGCCCTGCTTCCTGCTCCTAGTATTATTAAGGCCCTAGAAGGCTCTACAACAGGCGACAAAGCAAGTTACGGAGTGATCATTATCAACTCAGTCGGAACAGCAGAGGGACGTTTTGAGCCTTATGGTCGCATGTTGATGTATCACCGTATTTCTTCAGCGACATCTGAGCTGACATCGTCTAATTACGCTACGCTAACAGTATCCTCTCCGAGCGGTGGGTACTAAATAATAGTCACCTCTCAAGAGCTGTCAAAATAGTAAATGACGAAGAGTTAACTGCAGTATGGCGTTTTCCCAGTATTTTGGTCAAAAGATCCTGAATTGGATTAAAGGAAATTCATTTCCAACGCAACTAAGTAATGTCTACGTCAGTATCCATACTGGCGATCCTGGCACTGCTGGCACTTCTAGCGACGTGACATTAACTGTTACAGGCAGTGCTAATAGAACAGCAATATCGTCTTCTGCTTTTACTGGAGTGACAGGAGCTTCTCCTAGTGGATTTGAGATAAAAAATACTAATACAGTTCAAATTACCACTAATGCTCAAAATAACACACAGCAAACTTTGACCCATTTCGGTCTCTGGGATGCTCAAACTTCTGGTAATTTTATTGCTTCTGGTGCCTTAACGACATCGGTAGATATTCAATCAGGCGATACTGTTCAGTTCAATGGCAACGCTTTAGGCATTAAAGTCGTTTAAAAACCCCATAGCGATTCTGGTTTTCCACCTGGTTGGCCTTTAAAACCACCGCCGTTTCTAGTGTCTAAATGAATAAATCCTTTGCTACGATAATCGCCATATCCGCCACTCCATCTTTGAACAAGCCACATGTGAAACTTGTCTAAAGACCCATTCACGGGAAAAATATCAATAGCAGTTCCTGAAACATGTCGAGAAGTTTCGCTTCCTCCGCATTCCCTGTTAACAGGCTCAGGTCTGTAAAAACTGACGACGCCAATCGCTTCTTTCCAAGCATTTCTAATACTGTCGAATTGGTGACAAGTATTAATTAAGGTTTTTTCGATTTCACTACCTGCTTCTGGAGCCCGACGGGAGTCATATTGCAATACTTCTCCTACTGATAAATATTTACCTATAGGACAAGAAAAATCAGACCAATCTATATCATCTTCCTCTTTCAGAGCTCTGGAACGTTTTTCTCTCCAATCCGGTAAGTAAATAGCCCATCTTTCTGTAGCACCCTCAAATTGAACCCATGCATGACTTTCTCCCGGGATCTCCTCAAGTCTGGAAACGCTGATCAACTCACCTTCCTTGCACTCGATCTTGCCCGAAGAGGACAAGTAACGACTACTAATTGGAGCACGTTTTAACAGTGTTGGTTTTCGACTGACAAAATTCATGATTCCATCAGCTTCTTGATTCCACATAGCACCTTCTGTTGACCTACGATTCACTAACCCAGGAAGGATAACATCTTTATCTTTGATGTAAAGATTTAAAACTGCTTCCATCTCCTGATACCTCTCAGGATACTGGAAGCCTAAATCTAAAACTTCTGCAATAGCTTTATACTCAGATTCCTTGTAAAAAGAAGAACCAAAATTCCAAGCAAAACTTAATAAAACCGCTTGCCGTTTGTAACCAAAATATCCCCACCCTGGGATCAAGGAAATCGGTGAGAGAAAATCGCGAATTAATCCTTGTTTTAAGTAGTTATCGCAAATTGATTGCTGACAGACGTCTCCTAGCATAACACAAGACCCATCAGGGTATCTGTTAATACCAGTACAAATAGTAGGTACTCCTACAGGATTAAGGTATGCCTCTAATTCGCAACCTTCGAAATTACTTATTAAATTGACCGCAAAATCTAATGTCTTTGGGTGGATCGTCGGGATATGTACCTGCGAACCTGGTTGTATCTTTTGCGATAGGTTCTTTCCCTTCCAGCATTCCAATAGCCACTTCTTCAGCATACGGATCACTGTAGCCTTTAGATCTTAATAATTCATATAAACGCAAAAAAGAATCCAATTTGGATCCTTCAGACGAAAACTCTTCGTCCCATTGATCTGAAATTGCTTCGCTAAATTCGGATCCACCCGCAGTTCGCATTTAGAAGGATCCAATATATCTACAGTTTAACTACTAAATATAGATCTCATGTAATCATCAACTGATAATCCTGAATTATTTAACTCCCTACCAGCGTATAAACCTTCAGCTTCTTTTGTAAGATCTTTTGCATATTCAGCAAAAGCATTCTTGTAATTTTCAGTAGTAGCTTCGTCTGATTCGAATTCTTTTAGTCTTTGCCCAAACTTCGCATGTCTACCAGCCATTGATGTTAAACCATCTGCTTCAGCAGCAGCTATCTGTTCACCAGCTCTTAGACGAGCTTCTCCCGAATTGCCGCTTAATGAAGGGTCTAAAAATTCTTCAGTTGGATACATAATAAAAAGCCCCGAAAGACGGGGCCACGATACAATTAAGCCTCAGAAACAAGAACTTTACTACGTAAAGCATCTGGTGTTGCTTGAGTTAAAAGTTTCCATGCATCTGCAGGATTCTGATCGCTGATATTAGAGAAAGCAGACCAGAAGTCGTCAGATCCTTTCTGTACGCCAGGAGCAGGCATCTCTAACTGTGGACGCTGGAATTCAGCATTCTGTGTTGGAGCTGGAGCTTGGCTAGGTGCTGGGGCTTGTGCTTGTGCTGGAGCTGGAGCTTGTGCTTGTGCTGGAGGAGCTGGACGTTCGAATCTGGAATCAGCAGCAGCTACTTCAGCCGCTAAACGATCTCTTGCTATCTCTGTAGGATAAGGACCATTAGGACCGAAGAATTCGTTGACGTAATTAGATAGCATATCTGGATTAGTCAGCATGACATGGTAAGCAGCATTATCTTCAGCAGCAGCTTTGATAACATTTTGAGCCTTACCTAAGGAATCTTGAACTTCAGCAACCTTTTGTATAGTTTGAGCTGTCTGCTTGGCTTGAGCTAGAAGAGCATCTTCTACTACACATGCATAACGATTAAGTAATGCTGGAGCTTCTGCTCCGAAATGATTCAGAACTTCTAAGCTATCTCTGCTTACGCTTCCTAGATACCCGTCTGTCGCGGGTGCGTTTTGCTCTGTCTGCAAGTTCTGCACCTGTGCCGGTGCCTGCACTTGCTGGGGCTGGGGTGGAGCTACCGGTGCCTGCGCTTGGGTATAAGCCTGCGTTGCTTGGGGCCATGAGATCGGGGTCCCCGAAACGGATGGAGCGCCCTGATAGCTTGTTGGAGCCTGCGAGACCGGAGTTTGACTCTGGATCTGTGGGGTCGGAGTTGAGTAAGCTGCCTGAGGTTGGGAGGGCTGCTGAGTGCTCAGGCTCTCGGACAAGCGGTTGTACGCCTCCTGCCAAGGATTCGCCACCTGTGGAGCCACCTGTGGAGCCACCTGTGGAGCCGATTCCACCGTAGGAGTCTGGGGTGAAGGTTGGGCGTTCTGGGCTGGAGCTTGCTGGTAAACCGGCGTCGACACGGGCGCGCTCGATGGTATCGAGGGTTGTGGGGTCACCGTAGCTTGTGGAGTCGTTGTACTGTCCTGCATAAGTTAATTCTCGTTTTAAATAATCCATTGCTCGATAGACAAATGGCGTCAAATCGAGTTTCGGATCGCTTAGCATCGGCAGGTCTGGAGCCTGCGGATGAGGTATCCGTCGCATGTTATCTATTAGCGACAAGAATGTGCCAATACTGCTTTGGGTGGCTTGAGCCATTCTGAATGGATAGCCACTAAGCATTGCGCTGCGCTCTTCGTCCGTCTTATTCGGGAAGAGATGCCTTAAGGCTTCGATGCTATTAACACCAAGTTCCTGAAGGTTTCTAACAACGATACTTGAATTCAGTATATCCTCTGTGCTGTCCTCGAACACTGGGCCTTTCCATCTCCACTCAATCTTCCTGTCACCGTCAGGCACTAACCCAACTACTCCTGGAGGTAGCTCAGTATTTTGAATTGCCTCTCTCATGGCAATTTCTAATTCATTCTCGAATATTGGTTTCTGCTCAGCGTAAGCAGCTAACGCTTGTCGGTATAGTTGTGGATCATCAAATACTTCCTCTAATGGAGGTTGAGGTTTGATCATACCACTAGCAACTGCAAAAGATTCTCTGAAAATTTGCTCCTCATGATAAACAATCAGAGATAATAATTTGCACAAACCGTAAGTTAATAAACCTCTGCACCTTCTTGCTGCAGTGGTGGCAGCTCGACCATATAGTGATTTAATTTCATAAGCAGTTGCTCCAGAGCTAATACCTAATTCATCAACTCCCCCTAAAGCTGTTCTTACTTCTTCTCGATATTGTCTCGCATACAGGTTTTGGTCTCCTGATACAGCATCGGGGGTTAAGTAAACAGCCCTATCAGTTGGCTCAACGTTCGCTATTAAGCGAGGAACTTTCATTCCACCAGCACTCCCTCCTGTAGGCTGACTAACCCGAGTAGAAGCCCTATCAGCAGAGAAGAAACCAGCCTGAGAACTAATAGTTGGTCTTAATTGCTCCTCATCCCCAGATTCAACTAAGTCATGCTTAGGTCTACTGGAAACTAAAGTTGGATTACCGAAGAAATGAATATTAGTTCTAATATTTTTAACTAAATCATCATGTAAGACGATTTGATCTGCCAACCAATCAAAGTCCCCAGAAGCGTCCATACCTGTAGAACGCATCGTGTTGAACGATTCTACGGCTGGTATAAAACCAAGACTATTGGTTAGAGTTCTTGTTTTATTGCCAGAGAAACCATTATGCAATGGTCCCCCGTCGAATGAAGGTCTTTCGTTTGTTATCGATTCTTTTATTAAATCCCTTTTGACCTGTAATTTGACATACCTCATGCTGCCGTTGTCACCCGGCATGGCAAGCGGTCCTAACGTGTTTTTAACGTTGAAGGAATAAATTAATTCAATTTCTTCTAATTCTCCTTCAGCATCGTAGTAAGCACGGTAGTTATCCTTGCTAAACCACATGATTCGATAGGAATCACCTATGGGTCGAAAATAAAATAAACCTTTTCCATCAATCAAGAAATCATCGACAATTCCTTCTAGTCGACTGTCTATTTCATTCTCAATAATTAAGTCGTTCAAGAATACCTTACGGAAACCGAAAGTATCTTGGGCTGGATAAAACTCTAGTCCTTGACGAAGCATGAAAAGCTTCATTTGAGCCAAATGACTATTCACGATCATCGTGTCAGTCCCGCTTTGGCCGTCTCTCTTTCTAGCTGCTTCCAGTATTCGTCGGAAACGCTCTGATGTAGGCTTGCTCATCTACTTATCTTACTGCCACTCGACCTGAGCACTTCCTCGTCGCATCAAACCTTGTACAACGATATTTAAAGAGTCAGCACAATCATCATGAGGTGCATGACCAAAATTCACTACTTCATCAACCATGTAATTAAAATCTCGGTATTTGTTGAAGATAATCTTACGCCTCTCGAAGAGACCGATAATACCCCTAAGCCTCGCAAGTTTGTCACCGCGAAAACCTTTTACAGGGCTAATACTTAAATTGTAGAGCTGCCATTCATTAAATAGGAATCGTTTTAAATCTCCTTCAAAACTTTTCTGATAAGCAACGACTTCTGGCCAAATAATGACAGGCGAATCCGTCTTGAAAAATTGGTTTTGATCATTCGATTCCAGCAGATTCCATTCAACAAGTAATTCACAAAGAGCCTCTATTTTCTCAACGTTCCCCATTGAGCGCATTCTCTTGTAATCAATAATGTAAATCTTGTCATCAACCCTTCCCGCAAGGGTAAATACAGTCCAATCATTTCTTTCGCTCATTCCAGCAGATAAATCAATTCCTACTCCAACACTGTCGTACACATCAGGAACTTCTCCTTTGACAAATAATTCAGGCGATATACCTAACTCACTTGTTTTAACCGGTTGATTCAAATATTGATAAGAAAAAGCAATACGATCTTCACTTTGCAGTTTCAATAAATACTTTGCTGACCACATTTCAGGCCAATAAGAACGTGGCCTGCCATCTTCTTCATACCTTAAAGCTGCTTGTGTTATCACCTTCCATCCTCTTTTCTCGCAAAAAGTAGTTGTAAATAAATCATCAAAGTGGAAACGAGTCCCTAAAGCAATCGCTCTAGCACCCTGGAACATGGTGGGGACAATAACGTTATTCCAGTTAGCTTCCATCTCTCTGCGAATGTCAGGGTTGGATATAGCGGCAGCACTTTTAATAGCATCATCAACAATAATCAAAGAACTACGTTTAGATGTAATAGTTCCTTTTAGTCCTGCACAAGCGACAGTGAAAGCGTCTTCTCCTCTTATATCTACTTCTGCGAAATCAAAATCAATCGACCATAGTTCATCGCTCGTGCGAGTCTTCGATAATCTAACTGTCGGAAAAATTTCCTGATATTCCTTGTTCATTATCAGGTTTTTTATCGCAGCACTTTTGTTACGAGCTACGTCAACGTTGTAAGAAACGTAAAGAGTTCTAAGAAGCTTACGAGCAGTCGCGTGACGACCTATAAGCCAAGCTATGAGCAAACCTATCTCTGTTGATTTTGCACTACCTCTAGGGCTTAATAAGCATGTATTAGGGCCTGCAATATCAAGAAGATGATCGTTACTCTGATTAGTTAAAAAAGCCTCATGCCATACTTTCATATGACGAGCAGGAGGCTTACCCATTAACTCGCAAAAGAAAGCAAAATTATTTCTAGCTTTAATTACATGCTTAGGTATTTCAACGACCTTTGGCTCTTTAGTTATAGAACGTGCTGCTAACTGAGCACTACGTCTACGAGCAAGAGCAATGGAAGCATTTGACATAATTTATTCTAATGTTTTTCACTATTTTTAACACATGCAATCTATAATGATTCTAGTTTTTTGAAAACGATAATGGACGCAAACCCTCCATTTGACGCAACGCAAACAATTTTTCCTATTACTTTTTCTCAGGCCACCATACCACTTCTTGGTTTAGAAGAAGTCGGAGCACAAGCCCTTAACATCTTCGAGTCTCCTTCTGAAGAAGATTTAAAAGAATTACCACATCCAGACATGCAAGTAAACGATATTACTTTGACGCATTGGAATGAAATATGGGTTAATACACCTCTAAATGAATTATTCTATAAAACACTAGAAAAATCTCAGTGGATAGCTGACAAAAGCAGTCCGATGGCTATTGCTAGAACAGACTATATCAAATTAGATAAAAACTCCCAATATTATTTAAATTGCAGTCCTAATACAGAATTAGTAGGTATTTTGATAGTAGAAGATAAACCGCAAAAAAACGAGGAATACCAACCCAGTTATAAAACCATATGCCTAGAAATAGAAGATCCTGCCTTAGACAAGAAAAGACTAACTTCCCAAACAGCAAACCACAAAATATTTAGTGGTGAAGAACTTGTCTACAGAACAATGGTAGAAGCACGAACCGTCTTCTTGATGCCTTCTTTCTTGAGATGTAGATTTTTGAATGACACAGACTCCAATTTCAAGATTTTTAAATCAGATCTATGTTTTAAAAATAGACCTCTTAATTCATATGTTGAGTCGCACCTTCAAGAAACTGACTACCAAAACAGACTTGAAAAGGAAGTAAACTCACTCTTGGACATGCATTTCAGCTCATTACTGACTCATTCAGATATTGTCAATTTGTCCGAATCAGAACAAAAAACCAAAGCTCGCGAAATAGCCCATATGCGTCTAGAAGATAAATATAATTACTACAAAACAGAATACGAAAAAAACCTCGAAGCACAACAACCCATGACAGAACTAGATCCTGCTGATCAAGTAGATTTAGATGCTATGGATACAGAAGAAGAATAGTCTTTTCTTAAATCTTAGGAATATAATCCCTGGCTTGGTTAATCAAAGGTAGAATTTCTGTTTCTACCTTTTCCGCTATTTTATCGACAATACTAATATCTATATCTAAGAATGGAGGGATAATACCTAATAGCCTTAACGTCCCGTCTAAGAATAAAGCTAAACAAGTAAAACCAAGAATCATACTAATAATTGTTGCGTTACGATTATGCAACCTCATAGATTCTTCATCGATAGCTCTCGCCTCTGCCACGGCTGCTGCAATTAACTTATCAACCTCTTCTTTCGTATAACACAAATGAGGAAGAATCTCTTTAATTTTATCTTCCGTCATAAGACGTACAACGATTTAACTTAGATTACTTCTCGTCAACAAGCATTGCCCAAACAGATTCGTAAGCTAATTCCAAGGCATTAGTCACATCCTCATTCTCTTTAAAGATTGACCGTAATTCCCTCATAACCTTATCAGCACCTGCTAACACTAAACCTCTTCTATCTGTTGATTTTGTTATTTTATCGACCTCTACGAGATGTCCACGTAATTCTTTAGAAAGATGAGCAATACGTGTTGCTGCTGCATCCGGTTTAACTAAATCTGCGTGAACCTGTTGACGGAGAAAATCAATGTCGGATTCTAATTTAACAATCTCCGCTAACAGTATTTCGCGACGATTTAATTTTGGATAATACTGATTAACCCAATCTTCCAAAGCATTGAAACCACCTTCATATCCAAGGACAGAAGCATATAGCCATATTTCAAAAACAGAATAAGTATGTTCTACATAGGCTAAAAAATTCTCACGATATCCTTGATCTAGAGAGGTTAAAAACGACTGAATAACCTCTTCTTTTTCTTTAGGCATTTAACCGAAGAACTTAGCTCCTGCACTAGATATAGCACCTCTTGCGTCAGCTCGCATCCCTTTCTGCTGTCGGTAGTCTTCTCTTAATGTCTTACGCTTCTCATCAGCTTCAGTCATAATACCAAGCCTTTGCTGTTGACCTGTCTCTTTAATACCTAGTCTTTGCTCTCTTCCTGTAGCGGCGATATTTAAACGATCTTGAGTCCCCTCGGCTCCTATATTCATTCTTTGCTGTTCACCCGTCTCCATAATTCCAAGACGTTGCTGCTTACCTGTTTCACCAATCGTTGCAATATCAGCGTCTTTCTGAGCACCAATATTTAGACGATCCTGTTTCCCTTCTTCACCAATATTGAGTCTTGTCTCTTCTCCTGTCTTACCAATAGTTAAACGATCTTGAGCACCTAATGCAGCATATTCATCCTTCTTCCAACCATGCTCAGCAGCTCCTAATTCAAGAGCTTCCTCGGTCTCTCGATCCATCTTCTTACTATCTATCTCATAAGTCGCATTAGCTAAATCTTTTTCATAATTCAACATTATCCCCTTAGTTGCTTGGGTTGTGAAAATGTCGCCTAATTTTCCAACAACATTTCCTGTTATATCGGTATTTTTGTCGAACGTATTTGCAAGTGTCGTCAAACCACTTAAACCACCTTGCAATGCAGATCCCTCAATTGTGAGGTTGTCTAGCATCGAACCGAAATCAGTCGAACTAACCGTGTTGTTAGCATTTGCGTTAGTCGTATTACCTGCTCCAGTATTTCCACCAGGATTACCAGCACTGGTCATTTGCCATGTTCCTTGATTTATGGCAGTTCCCCTTATAATGTCTTTTACTGCATTTTCTCCTGCAGTTCCACCCCCTAGGCGATCTTTTTCGCTTTCCCAGTAAGCAATAGCACCACCATCTAATTTACCTCCGGGGCCGCCAATGTTATTTGCCGCGTAAAAATCGGATAACCAGCTCATAGTAATAACCTCCTATTGACCAATACGGATTTGAGTGGGGAGGCTGGAGCCTCTATTCCCTGCATTAACACGAGTCAAAATATTACGAATAAGACTATTAGCATCAAAACCTGAAGCACCACCGATAATATCTAATTCTTTCATCTTGGTTTTTTCTTTTAAATCTAATAAACGATCTATTCGACTATCAGACCCCTCTTTTAAGTCTTTCATTTCGTCTAATAGTTTCTGTTTTCGTTCCTCTAGCTTGATATCTTTTGCATCTTCTAGATCTTCTGCGTAGTAGCCTTTATTAGGATTAGCGTATGTACCTAAATTGTAAGTCGAATCGCTTTTTCTCAGGTTAGCTCTACTCATAGCCATCGCTTCGTTAAAAGCGTCTCCAGATGCTTCGTCTGTAAATTTTAAAACAACTCTTCCGTCCCCATCGACAGTAACATCTTTGATATTAAAATTATTAACAAAATCATAAGCACTGTTATATGAACCGTCAAATCCTGAACCTTTTCCTGATTGCATCTCAAATTCTCCGCCTCCTTTCCAATAATTTCTCTTTAGTGTCGGCAAATTTCTTAGTGCATTGAAATCATCTAAAGAAAGAGTCACCTCGCTATCCCTAGTAAACATATCACCAATATCTCTTTTAAGATTCCAAAATTCTCGACTAACAGGATTGTTCCACCGCTTCGACGTGATATCGTCTTGAGCTCTATCTAACGTCTGCATTAGACGTGTATCTCGCAAAAGTCTATCGTTTTGAAGTTCTGTTAATAAATCACTCATCCTTAGTCAGCCGTAGTCGTTTCTTTATTTATATTACTGGAATTCAAGCTCCTGCTCTTGCTCTGAGATTCCTTCCACAATTCGTATTTTCTCTCTGCTTCCGCTAATTCCTCTGCTGTGGTCGCGTTAGATATCATGCTTGCTATTCTTTCTCTGCTTAACTGATTCTCTATAGCATCACTAATTGCATCCTCTGTTCGAGCCTCGTCCCATTTCGCCTTGTTATCTAAGTATCTATCAAAACGTTCTTGCTTGGTCTGGAAGATATCGCCAAGTATGGCATCTGTTGCGGCAGCTTTTACGGCAGCTTGTTCTACTGCTTCTTTATATTGCGCTTCTTCTAGTTTCGCTTGCCTTTGTTGACGGTACGCATTTTGAGTCCTAGCAAGAGCACCTTCCTCATCCATTGCATTCTCAACCAATCCGAATTCATTCTTCGCTCTCGCGGTGACAGCTCTTTCTAATGCTTCAGAAAATTTAGTATCTAAACCTTGATCCCCTACACGAACTACATGTGGAGATCTTGCCGCTAAAAATTGTTGAGCTAATCCCATGATTTACAAACTCGCCAAGATAGAAGTGATCAGTGCTTGATCATTAGCCATACTATTATCATAAAGCTGCTGAACACGACTCCTTTCATCTAGCTTGTCTCTCATTAATAGCTGATTTTCAAACTGATCAGCATTAAACTGATCCATTGCTCTTTGATTCTCCATTGCAAGCTGCATTTGATATAAAGCTAATTCTTGTCTTCTTTCTAAATCTTCCTTCTGCCTAGCCATTGCACGATCTTGAGCGTTGATTCCTGTAGCTGCGTCATACAATCCACCGCCTAAATTCTTAAGAATATCACCACCAGCTAAACCACCAATAATCATTCCCGCAGGAACAGCAATAGGAGCAAAAGCACCAGTAGCACCACCAGCTAAAGCGCCTGCTGCCATTCCACCTAAAACACCGCCACCAACCTGACCGCCTGTAACACCTAAACCTTCGACAATATTTCTTCCTAAAGGATCATCCTGATCTGCTAATTCCAATCCTCCTGCTAAGGCAGCAGCCAATAATCCGGCACCAGCAAGACCTTTACTAATAGGCAACCTACTTGTGGATGCTGAATCCAATAAAACATCTCCTGCTCCTATTAAGAATTCGGGCCTCATACCGGCTTTACCGGCATTGCTTGGAGGTAATTTGCTGACCTGATCTTTAACATAATTTTTTGCTTGGTTCACAGCATTCGTTGTATCACTCTTCGTTTTTTCTGCAAAAGCCATAAAACCTGCCGGTCCGATCATCTCCAAGAAGGTTGCGAAGGTTTTATTACCTGCTTGCTTGGCTCTGTTTAAGACGTTTTGAAATTGAGCTCCAAAATCTACATTTGTTTTAGGCCTAGCCATCAGACAATCGGATTACACACTATATGTACTAAGTGTAGACGTTTTCGTTAACCTATTTCAGACCCTACCTTGCCACCTATTGTTGCACCTATCTGACCGCCAATACCTGGTGCCACTGTATTACCTATAACCATGCCAGCAATAGATCCAATAGTTCCCCAAATTCCACCTTTCTTCTTTTTAGGTTTATTAAGATCTGCTTGTGTATCATAAAAACGAGTCAAGAAGATATCATCGTAAACATCACCAGCCATGCGAGCTTCAGTAGCGTAGTCCTTGTACATATCTGCAGCGACAGTATCAGAAAAATCAGTACCAAAACCTACGTCTGAACTAGCAATTGTTGGTCGATAATCAGGAGTATTGTACGGATTTTGAATACCTACGTTATATCCTGTACCCGACTCATTTAATATTCTTGCCTTTTCTATAGCAGATCTTTCAAGACCTGTAGCATTCGTGCCAAAAATCTCCCTACTATTTAACCAGTCATAGCCTACTGTCGGTGCATCTCTCCGAAAATCAAGACCTGTACCTGTGATCCAATCTGAAGAACGTGCCATTTAATTAACCCAAGGAAGCCATGACCAAGCGCCACCACCACTAGCAACAGGCTGAATTGCTGACGACCCTGTAACATGTCGTCCTATGTTTGTATCAATAGCGGAACCAAAACCTGATCCAAGAGTTCCAGAGCCTGAACCAAAAGATCCTGTAGGAAGATTACTTCCACTTGGTATACCTGTTCCAAAAGTAGGATCAGATCCTCCTCCTCCAAATATTCCTCTTAAACCCTGGTCGAATACTCCTTTATCTGTTAAATACTTTGCACCGATACCCACCAATTGTTCAGCCATAGTAGGTTCAGAAGCACCCATCTGCACAGGCTGAGCACCTCTAATATTCTTTCTGATTTCACTGCTTTGCCATTTGAGTGCTCGTGCAAGAGCATCATTCTTTATCTGATCCTCAACATCTTTTGCTATTCCACTGAACTTGGAAAAATCATCACTTAATCCTCCTCTTGCAACTCGAGGGCTGTACGCAGTAAATGTCATGTTAGCTCTCTAATTCCCTTTGGGATTGACCTCTTCTCATTGATTCTAGGATACTTCCCACTGTTATTCCTCCAGCAACGCCTACACCACTGTTAAGCATGATTGATTTTAATGCTTCCACTTCATTAGCCGTATCTAGGTCTGCATAGTCTTTAGCTGCCTTTTCGTAATCAAGCTTGGTAACACCTTTTTTACCCTTATCTAAATCTGTCTTAATACGTCTTACCTTATCACTTAGCTCCACGGCTTGATTCCTCTTAGTCCTTAAACGAGCAGCAGCATTTCGCGAGCCTCTATAACCGCCGGCTGCAGCAGCAATTAGAGGGAGAACGCCTGTTGTTAATGGGATAGATTTTCCAAGGAATGTAACCTCAGGGCCATGAATACCTTCTGTTGTGGCTTTTACAGGGGACATACCAGAAAATAGATACCTCTTATAGGCTTTGTACTGCTCAGGTGAGACATCAGGTCTTTCTTTGACGAACTCGTTATAAGGAAGAAGTCTGCCAGTTCGACCTAAGAAATAACGACTTAGTATTTCAGATACAGGATCAGCTGATTTACGAGGATCATTCTCATCTGGAATAATTGCTTTGTATCCGTCCTGCCTTCCTAAGTTTCCAATTGCATACGAAACACCTACAACAGCGGGTAAAGTTGCAGCTAATCTCATGCCCTTGTGTCGGAAAGTAGGTTTTTTCTTGTCGTATGGCAATTTATCTAGACCTAGTGCTTTTCTCTCCGCAGCGTTTGTACCCTCGGAGATGGCTTGCAACGTAGCTAATTGAGCTAATGCCTGAGGTGCATTCAAAAACCACCAAATATTACGAGCCCCATCTTGCATGATGTCTGCAATCAGGGTTCCCATTCCACTTCCAAGTTTCCTCCCGAAAGTTGCTTGACCTAATTCCCGACCTGTTGCCGAATTAGGATCGGGATATAAGCCGGGGATAGACGTATAACGCCTAAGAAGAGGATCGTCGTTACGAAGTTCTAATATTTGGCTCTTAGCATCGTCAGTCAATCCTCCCAACCACTCAGGTAAAGACCATCTTGCCCTGAAAGCAAGAGGAGAACTGGAAAGCATCGCCTCTACAGGCGTATTTTCGTATGCCGTCGATAAATATTTTAAATCTGCATCGATTTTGCTAGGGACTTGACGTAATCGTTGACGAAAAGTAGGTCCGAAACCTTCGAAAGCGTTTGTTTCTGCCATTATTTACACCATAAAGCTGTAAGGATTAGCAGCGGTGGCGGAAAAGCCCCCTAATTCCTCTCTTCTTTGGATTTCAGCCAAAATTTGTAGCAAGGCTTGTTGATCCATTCCTTCTAATCCTGTGCCTTCTGCAGCTGCCCATGCTTTTTGAAGCTGATTTCTAGGTAAGAACATATTTGCAGCCATGCTTCCACCTATATCTCCAACGTTTACAGCAGGTCCAATTTCCATGAGTCTTGCTGTTTTGGCATCTAAACCTGCAGGAGGACTAATTCCATCAAAGCCATCATACAAATCATCAACAGTCGAAGTAACTCCTATTTTGCCTTGTCGTCTTAACCTATTAGTAGCCATATTTTTGCCAATACCTAAACCAATAGCTTGTCCACCCAGCGAGCCGAGCAGGTTAATACCTAAATCTTCACCACCTACTGCTAATCGAGATCCTAAAGGTGTACCTTCTGGTAATTGAGCCATTGAATAAACAGGCCATACCAATTCAGGCATATACCTAAGTGCTATATCAGCCTTACTTCTAGGAATTAAGTAGGAAAGATTCTTTCCGAGCTTCGGTAGGATCTGAGTAGCAAATCTTCCAATCATTATGCGTAGATACCGTAGGGTCCGAAGTCACTATTATTTTTACGCTGTTCGTTTTGGAAGATCTGCGGAGCAATCGTA